GGAAGACTTGACCTTCGTTCTGAGGGTTTGCTTTGTCCTGCACAACATAGATGTTGGCATAGTAGGACAGTTTGCGTTTCTGCTTACGAACGGTGTCCTTGTCAGAATCAAGACCACTGTTCCACAACTCACGGTTGTGCTCAGACACGGGATCCTTCTGACCCAGAGTGGTCAGAGAGTTTTCGATGTACCAACCACCAGGACCTTGGAAGGCATGGGAGTACATCTTTGCCCAGGGGAGTTCTTCTCCATCTGGTGCGGGGAGGAAACGGATAACTGCATAACCATTGCCAGTCTTATCCATTTCTGGTTTCCAAAGACGGTCATCTCCACCGCCGTTGGCATTGTTCATCTTCTCAACTTCTTTGACCAGTTTTTGAGTCAGAGAACCAATAGAAGATTGCTTCTTAAGATTTGCGAAAGACATAGGATTTCTTAGATTTGTACGGATTTGGCTTTTGTGTACCTCTATATTCTACAGGTCAGAACCAGACTTGTCAATCTGATCCTTCATCACTTCAAGCATTTTTGACATGTTACTGAAGACAGTGTTCATGTCAGAATCGGGTGGGAGACCCATCATAGTTGCGGATTCGACAATGCGATCCTTCATCATCTTTGCTTCGGGATCATCTGATAAACTCAGACGAGTATAAAGAATTCTCTGTTTATCAAGAAGTCTTTCCAACATACCTACATGAAACTTTTTCTCCTCTTTATTCATAGAGGGGAACTTGAAGACGTTACGATAAACATCCTCTTGCAACTCACTTATCTCCGTCATTTCTGCACGGACTACATCGGAATCGAAAAAACTCATTACCTTAATACAACCTGTTTAAGAATTTTTTTATAACGAGATACCTCAATATTTAGGAAGGGTGAATACTTCTTCATCCTCATACTGACGGTTTCCCACACTGGATCAGATAGTTTGTTGTCCCAGTCTTGCCTGAAACCTAGAATCCTATCAAGGATTACAAAGGTTTCAATAGAGATATTATCTCTCAGATATTCTTTAAGAATCTGTGGGTGACTAGATCCTTCCATAGAAAACATATCATCAAAGTTGCCATCTGAAAAGATGGACTCTGTTTCTTCCTTGAAAAGATATGAAAGTGACTGAG